TATAAGGAGATTTGATATGTCAGAGATGAGTTCAAAAATGGAACAAGTTCTAGAGTATCTAGTGAACGGCGAACAAGATAAAGCAGAAGCTTTATTGCACGACGCTATTGTCGAAAAAGCTAGATCAATTCACGAAGAACTAGTAAACACTACAACTGAAGAGTCAAAAGAGGAAGCAGTTGAAGAAACTAAAGAAGAAGCAACAGAAGAAGCAGTTGAAGAAACAACTGAAGAAGCTGTTGAAGAAGCAAAAGATTCAGAAGAAACTGTAGAAGAAACAGTTGGCGGTGAAACAGGTGATGCTGACGCTGATTTAAAAGCTGAATTAAAAGCTAAAACAGAAGAAGATTCAGAAGAAATCGACTACGAAGAAACTAACGAAGATGATGGTGATGAAGACGGCGAAGCTGACGACCACGATCACGAAAACGTTGAAGACAAAGTAGATGATTTAGCAGATGCATTAGAAGAACTAAAAGCAAAGTTTGACGACATCGTTAACGGTGGCGGAGAAGAAGAAGCAGGCGACGAAGATGAAGCACCAGCAATGCCAGGAATGGAAGACGAAGCTGATGAGTCAATTGAAGCACCAGCAGAATCAACTCAAGAACTTGAAGAAGCAGAACTAAAACCAGTTAAAGTTGCTTCACCAGACGGTTCGGACAATACTAAATCACCAGTAGCGAATAAAAACGATATGGGTGGTACTGCAAGTAACACTGCACAAGGCGGCGAAGAAAAAGGTGCTCCGGCTCCAAAAGCGGCTGATATGGGTGCAACTACTGAACCAAATATGAGTGAAGTTAAAGCAGACAACAAAGACGGCGCAGATGCTTCTGCAAAATCGCCAGTTGCGAGCAAATAATTTTAACTTAATAGAAGGGAGGCATAATATGAATCGTTCACTACATTACTTACAAGAGAGTTTAACTTTCGATCAAGCGAGAATGGAAGTTTTACACGAAGGTGAAGGAAAAGATAAAAGCCTCAAAATGAAAGGCATTTTCATACAAGGTGGTATTGAAAACCAAAACAAGAGAAAATATCCAGTATCAGAAATCTCTCGTGCTGTAACAAACATCAAAGAAAGACTTGATGGTGGTTTCAGTGTGTTAGGTGAAGCTGATCATCCAGAGAATCTAACTGTTAACTTAGATCGTGTTTCACATATGATCGAAGACATTTGGATGGATGGTCCTAATGGTATTGGAAAACTTAAGATTATGCCAACACCGATGGGTAAAATCGTAACGACTTTACTTGAAAGCGGTTGTAAACTAGGAGTGAGCTCGAGAGGATCGGGCAACGTTGACGGCAGTGGTGATGTAAAAGACTTTGAAATCATTACAGTTGACATTGTTGCACAACCATCGGCTCCCGATGCATATCCAAAAGCAATATATGAAGGCTTATGGAATATGCGTGGTGGTCAAAAGTTATTTGGTTTGAGTCAAGCAAGTATGTTTGACAAACAAGCCGAAAAACATTTAGCTAATGAAATCACTAAATTAATTAGTGAACTTAACAAGAAATAAGGAGATTCAGATGGCAGACATTACAGAAATTTTTGGGTCTGAAACATTAAGTGAAGAACTTAAGACTCAAGTCCAAGAAGCTTGGGAGAACAAGCTGTCTGAGGCTCGTGAGGACATTTCCGCTGAGTTAAGAGAAGAATTTGCACAGCGTTATGAGAATGACAAATCACAGATTGTTGAAGCAATGGACAATATGCTATCAGATGCATTGAAGAAAGAAATTTCAGAATTTGCAGAAGATAAAAAAAGCAGTTGTTGAAGAAAGAGTTGCTTATAAAAAAGCAGTAGGTGAGCATTCAAATATGTTATCAACTTTTATTTCTGACACTTTGGTAAAAGAAGTGAAAGAATTAAGAGAAGATAGAAATGCACTCAAAGGTCAATTTACAAAGTTAGAAAACTTTGTAGTCAGACAACTCTCCAAAGAGTTAACTGAGTTTGCACAAGACAAAAAAGATCTTGTTGAAAAGAAAGTACAATTAGTAGCAGAAGGTCGTAAGTTGATCGAAGATACTAAATCTGCTTTCATCAAGAGAGCGGCAGGTCTCGTGGAAAACACAGTAGACTCGACACTTAAAAATGAAATCAAAACACTTAAAGATGACATCAAAGTTGCTAAAGAAAACAATTTTGGTAGAAAAGTTTTTGAAGCATTTGCAGGTGAATATATGAGTTCTTACCTTTCAGAAGGTGGAGAAATTAGCAAGTTACAACAATTACTTGCAAATGAAAAAGATGCTTCAGCTAAATTAGAAGAAGCATTGAAATCAAAAGAAGATGATATCAAAACAGCACAAACAAAACTGAAGATTACTGAAGACAAAATGGCTAGAGCGAATGTTTTAGCTGAGTTAGTGTCTCCATTATCTAAAGACAAACGTCAAGTGATGGTTGAGTTGTTAGAATCAGTACAGACTGCAAATTTAAAAAAGCAGTTTGAAAAATATCTTCCAGCTGTATTAAATGAAACTGTAGCACCAAAAGGTGATGACAGTTCAATGATTACAGAACACACTGGGGATAGA